CTGATTATAAGTTCCTCCGAAGGTATGTCTAGCAACACCAAACGATCCACTATGACCGCCTGTGTTTTTATTAGTGAGTATTGCTTTATGTCGCAACCCTCCCCTACGCATAGCAAATGCAGGTGTAAGGTAATTCAACAAAGTTGTATTACAAAAATTGTATGGAGCATTTCCTCCAGTAGATGGTATAGCACGATCGTCACCAGATGGATCCCATCCTCTATAATACGGAAAGTCTGTAAGATTAATCGAAACCATTCGAAAGCCTATGCCAAATTCTGCAGGCCAATAAGATGAATGGTAATGGTATCTTCGCAACAAATCACGAAAACTCACTATCCTTTCACCCTGATATACAAGGTATTGATTATCGTCTTTGACTAAATCCGTGTAAGATCCAAAAGCTTGAATCTCATTAGAGCAATCAGGAGCATTAGATTCATCAACACTCGTGGCGAGTGCGTCAGGTGCTTGTTCTGACTGTGCAACATATGGTGCGATGTCACTTTGCTGTTGAAAATAAGAAACATTATTCAAACCTTTTACGGTTGGAACAGCAAAGGCAATGTCTTCACCGCCGCTAACCCACACTTGTACTTTAACTGCAGCATCGGAAGTGCTTGGAGTTGCAAGTTCATTAACGACGTAGACACTAAGACTACCGTTATCAAATGCGGTACCAGCAGCAATATTGGCATCTGTACTGAAAGTAGGAATAGAAAAAGCAGAAGAAGAATCGTCTGCTCCAAGCACATAGTTCCAAGCCCTAACGTCAGCCCACTTAACCTCATATTCAAAATCTCTATCCTCTGAAATATCAATAGTAGTAGAATATACCTGGTTATAAGCGACAGGCCCAGAGTTGTTAGAACGTGGATTGTAAACAATTCTTAAACGTCCTCTATGATACTCAGAACAAATAACATTAAACCTAAATTTGATTGAGCCTTGCCATGCTTCAAAAGGATTCGAAGCGAAAGCAAGAGCAGTAGGATGAACTTCAGTGACAGGTGCAGCCGAAAGTGTCCTAACTAACGAGGGAGTAACCAACATAGACGCTAAAAGAGTGTCTGTAGTGGCAGATTCCGGCCAATCAAATTGTTGCCAAAAGGAAGGTCGTTGAGCAATTGCTGAAATAGCAAGTTCATCCTCTCCACCAAGCCCCATAACTCTCGTATCAATAGTAAGCTCATTCTTAGAATCAGTAGACAACTTGATAAGAGGCTCAGAAGTGTCAGTGTTAGACAAATTACCCATATACCTAGGAACATACGGTTTAGTATCCTCAAGTACTTGTGGACGAGAATAACCAAAAAGCTTAGCCACTTGACCAATGCGAGAAGCAACCATAGCGGTAGCTTTTGCATAAGGCGCAATGACTGGAATCATAGAAAGAGCATTGGCTGCATTGGCAACTGCTGAAGCAGGTTTGCTTATTAAACCATCTTTCACAAATTCGTCATTTGTTCTGGTATTATTGATCTTCTTTGTAGGGCGTTTATTCTTCTTTCCACCTGCTTGTTCAACATAAGTAGGAAATCCAAAATCATCCAATTCTCTATCTGCTGTGCCAGACTGAACCTGGGCAGTTGTAGGAACAGAGAGAGTAACATCTTCGGCCCAGACAAAAACCGTAACTGTAATGGGATCAGTACCACCATTGGCGTGACGCAAAATGTCAAAATCATGGATAGTGACTCGACCCATATCATCAGTCCAGTTACTTTGAGTAATATCAAGAAAGTTCTCAGGCCATAAAAAAGGCAACAACATTTCACCACCTTGTGAAGTAGTAGGATCAAGCATAAAATGAGGCTTTTGAGAAGCCCCAACCAAATCTTGTTCAAAAAATGCACGGTTAAGAGTCACTATATCTCTGGTAAGATATGGATTATAAGAGACCAAAGCTCGTCCATAATAAAAAGAATTGCCATTAATAAGCATCTTCATTCTGAGATTACAACGTAAGTTACGATACCTGTTTATTTTTTGTAAAACATCAGCATTACTAAAAAACTCAGTCCACGGATTAAAAACCTCAAACAACCTAGAACTTTCCGGAATCCATTGAAATTCCTTGATCTTGATAGGACGACCGAGGAAGGAACCGAGTTCTGCATCGCTAAATCCTGCGAGTTGGGTAGTGACATCTGGTGATGATGAAATGTCGTAAGACCATGGTGTGTCTCCATCGACAAAATGTACATTTTGTGTTGATATGTGCTGAGGCGCCTTTGAGACACTATAAGCGCCAGCATTAGGACTATTTGAGTCAGCCCCAAGACTATTTGTATTATTATTATCAATCGAAGTAGGTAATATTTAATATATACAACACATCAGGGCAGTACCTACTGCTACTGTGTGCGACAATGTTTCTTTGGCTGACGAAACCGCCGGTAAATACCGGTATCCTAAGGGTAGGATGTCTATATGTACAAAGCTTCCATAAAATATACAAACATGTAAATCATAAAATATGTAGTATCCATATATACACAACTATTTTAAACTTATACTACGAATAGTTCCGGAGTGGATAGATTTTACGCCTCTCCAAGGCGTTTTAGAATTTATTCTAAGAAGTCCCATTCATCACCTACAGTATGAACAAATGCATCTTCGTCTGCGATCTCATCAACTACATCGGGCTCACGTCCAAGATATCTAATCTCAAAATATTCGAGCCTGTCCTCATAAGATTTAGGCAACATTTTGCAAGAACCTGTAATTCCACACTTGAATGCAACTTCCTTCATTTGCTTTCTGCGCAATTCGTAAACCTCTTTGCCGTGTTGCCACCATTCACATAAAGCAACGTCAATGTTTTTGGCAGATTGATCTTCCAAAGAATCAACATTGGATTCAAGGACGTTGTGGAGACATTTGAAAATAGATTCTTCAGACAAAGCTCCATGAATCAAACCAGTATCCGCATTGAATTTATTCTCACGCTTTAAAAAATCAGCTTCGAGATCATTCATATATGGAGTAGGTTCAGATTCTTTATCTGGCATGGTGAAAACCATGTCACGTACCCTAAAAAACTCGGCACATGATATGTGGTTAAACCAGTCATAGCCTTTCTTCACGGAACCCTTAACGTCATCACCATAAGTCATAATAGCACAAATTTCACGAAAAGGTTCTGGCTTACCTAGGTGTGATGGCCAAAGGTGAAAGTAAGCACATCTTAATTGCAAGGAGTTAACAATACTGTTAATGTAGACAGTCAAATTTTGTCCAGAAGGATTGGATCCCTTATGGATAATAATATCTCCATTATAAGCTACACAGGAATACGCGACCTCAGTCGCAATACCACGCATAATAATTAGATCATCTTCAGTGTATCTCCCACATTTTTCTGCAATCTCAATTAGGACAGCAAAGGCAGCGTTAATGAGTTGTGCAGGCATACGAAGATCGTATTTGCTATAATCTCCTGCCAGAATACGATCTGCTCCATGCTTCTTCATGTGATTTGCCAATTGATCCCATTCAGGACCTTGTGCATTCACTCCTACTGCACACTCAGAATCGAGTGGAAATAGTGATAGAATACGGGCAAGAGGTAGAAAATATTTACGAACTAACATTTGAGTGGCCCAATCTGCAGCTTGAAAGACTCTAACCTTATCCTTAGTTAACTTGGTAGGTTCATCCTTGACACATGCTTTGAAAATAGAATAACAACGCTTACCCGAAAGTAAAATTTTTTCCATCTTTCTCATTTCGTCAACAATCATAGGGTGGGCTTTAGCTGGACATTGGAAATCCGGGTAATCTAACGGATCCAATAGTTCAATCATTTCTCGCTTGGGTCCAGACAATGGATAACCTTTGGAAGTTCCTTTTGGCATAGCATCGATAAAACGCTTGCCATCTTTGCCACACAAAATTTCCATGTCATTCATAGGAACAAGTTCCGATAGAACCCACAATTTAAATTTGTCACACTTGAAAACAGAAATAAGACCATCAACATAGTCCTTATATGCTGCTTCAACGAGACTACCTTCAATTCCTACACTAGGATTGGCCGAATGAGCCAGGGACGCTTGCCACATTCTAGTTCTGTGAAACTTGGGTGCACCATGTTGGTTCTCAACTCCAGTAACTTCAGCAACGGTATCTGAGATGAGGGTTTTCCTCACTTTACTCTTAGTATAGGTAACTCTCCTGCCATCTTGTCCCAAGTATTCGATATTACTACCGATTGGTAAATAATTGACAGGTGACTTCTCATGTATATCTTGAGTAACTAAAACTTGTTTTTCATAACGAGTTGTGGGAAAATCTCCATTCACTGTAGATGGAAAAGCACCTTTCCATATCTTATGTGCTTGATCCCAAACATCCTGAATCTCTTTTTGAGTAACTGTTAAAGCTTTTCCTCTAGGAGAATCTGGAATGCCACGTAAATGAACACCTCCTATGCATTTTCGTGCAAAATTGGCAACTACAACACCCATACATAGTCCTGTAAAAGTGTTGTAAGGCAACTCATAATCAAAACCTGCACCGCCAGACTTAGAATCTTTGGTGTAAGTGATACGAATAGGATCTGACCTCATAGAACCATCACCGTTCTTATATAGAAAGTGGCCAGAACCGGAGGCTGTAATTTCATTTGGAAACAAATGGCGAATATCAGCAAATACACCACCAGAAGCGATATTAACTAAGCACACATCCTTTCCTGGGATAGGAATCATATAATTAGTGCTGATAATAGCCTTAAAAGTCGCGTTTAGTTCAGATGGATCTTTACGTGTCAACAGTGCTCTCATATCTTTGCGATTTTTGAACACATGCAAAGGCATCATGAATGTGTTGCCTCCGAGGGCTAAAACATCACATTTCTGTTGAAATCCATTTTCAACGAAAACTCCATGGCACAAGTTGGCTTCCACTTTACTCAATACTTGGTCAAGTGTCATAGTAGCAGATTTTTCAGTAACGTGAAGTTTGGATACAACAGCGGTTGCCCATGGATTTTCCTCAGCATCTCTCTTCTCAATCTCCTCTACATTTTCGGGAACAAGGGCAGATTGCTGCAAATCAATAGCAGTACGGAAAATACCAGTAAATTTGTAAATAACCCCAGCAATGGCACACATTTTAATAAATGCTTTCGTTTTGCTTTCTCTGATAGACCTGAACACATCAATTGTGGCATCTCTACGAGATAACAGTTCGTTCATACGGTCATTTCTCCACTTAGCCAATAATCCACCATACATCAATGCGTGAGAACCTAAAACAATTCCTCCACACATAAGCGAATTTGTTTGTTCAAACATGGTACAAACTGTTAAAGTGGACAGCATAGAAAAACCAACTCCTCTTCTGGCCTTTTTCTCGAAAGTTAGAAATTTGCGGGCATTGCAAAGCATGTAAGCCCCTGAAACCAATCTATTGGTAAATAGCCAGGTCGGGAATTTTCCAAGGAAATTAGAAATATGAGCACCCATAACTTCAAATTGATCCTTAATGGATTCAAAGGACTCTCCTAAGGATGCTTGCTGTTCACCATCTTCATTAACTTCACATTCGCATAAATTATGAGCTAGATTACACTTTAGACAATATTTGCGTGAAGCAACAAGACCTTCGCCTTTCTTAATCAATTGTCGTTGATTTTCGAAATGTTTCTTACATTTAGTAGTTAGAAACCGCAAAGTCTGATCAATGGTACGTGGATCTTTTTTCCTGACGCCATCGATGTGACGTAAATGGGATTTATCTCCACCATATTTCTTCTCTAAGGGTGTGTAAATATGCAAGTTCCAAATATCATTTACTAATGAATCTCCAGGAAAAGTTTCGAGAGCTTTTGCACTATCAAGACGACCATCCTGAAGAGCAAACTCTTTCTTAACTTCAACTTCCACATGAACATCGCCACGACGAACGATGGAAAATGGACAAATAGATCCAATATTCGCATGTTGTGCTAAGGGGGCGTTTGAAGTGATTACAAATACACGGGGTCTAATTTCAATCTTTCCTTTTTCATGAAGGTCAGCTTTATTTGCATAAGTAATCATGTTGTTATTGATGTCAATAATACGTTCTGTTGGAGACTTATCCAAAAATTCAGATTTGGTATTACCAAGATCATCAAAAAAGATGCCCGTAGTATGTCCCTTTAACGTGGAATCAAACTTATCAGATTCTTTAATGATAGCAGTATTTTTGGTATCAGGATCGACACCTGAGGCTGACAAACAATCAGCCATAAATATTTGGGCAATAGTAGATTTACCACATCCTGATTCTCCCCATATATAAATAGTGAAGGGAGCAAAACGCATAGATCCGTCAATACGTTTAGCTTGATAAGCTGCACGATTTTTTCGAAGAACATCAATACGTTTTTCAAGATATCCTTGTTGCCAGGTACCTCTAGCGGATTTAAAAAGCGTTTCCGCCAATTGTAGAGCTTCGTCCAAAAGTTGACTATACTCAATATCTTGAATTGTCCTAAGCTCCCCTTTGATAGTAACTTTCTTCTCATGAAGATTAAAGACCATGGCATGTTCGTGCAATTCCAATAGTGGAAAATATAGATCATCCAAATCTTTACCGTCTTTATTAGAAAAAAATAAAGGACTAAAGGACCTTTGTTTGAAACATTCATAACCGCCTTCAATAAAATATACAACAGTGTCGAGGACTGCTCCTACTAAATCAATAGCGGTACTATGTTTCGAAATAGTACCAACTCTGAAAAGATCCACACCCCGTACTGACCATTTTAAATTAGTGACAGAGCATAATCCAATGGATGCTGCAACTGAGATGAGTGCAGAAATTTTTCCAAACATAGGTGCATTTCGAATAGTATCCCAATTTTCCCTTAAATTAGGAATTTTGCCTAACCATTCAACACCAGTTGACATCTTTTCTCCGAAAATTGATGCTTGCTGTTCAAAAATATTATATCCAAACAAATTCTTGCACCATTTAATAGTGTCTTCTTGAGCTAGAATCTGCTCACAAAGACTACCAGTTGTCAAAGCTCTCAATGATAATACAATTTGAGCTGCAACTTGTGCAGGAGTTTCCAAAGCAGGTAAAGTGATAGCTAATGCACCGACAACTTCCAAGACTTCCATAAGTCTGGATGTGTGAGCTTCAGCTTTCATCGACGAAAGTTTATCCTTGGCTAAATCAATAATGCTAGCAGGATACAACTTTTCAACTAGGGACTGATGAACGTAATCAATTTTGAGATGTGAAGGAGGACTCTTCTTAGAATCACTTTTTGGTACAATATTTTGATTTCCGTTCTTCCTCATATTTTTCAACTTCTCCTGTCTACGAGCTTGCCTGTTTTTAGTAAACTTAGTACGGCAAACTTGCTTGGGGTCAAAAATTGCGGACTGAGGAACGAAAGGACTCTTACCTAAGGCAAGAGAATCCTTAACCCAGAAGAAGTGTTTTGGAACACGTTCGACTGAGGTAATAGAAGAGTAGAATTTCTCCGTAGAGCTAACGTAAACCTCTCTATTATTATTTACGATACTATTATTGCACGCGACAGAAGTTCCTTGGCTTGGCATTTTCATAAAATTGAAAGCGACAAGCACAGAGGAACCAATTCGCGAGAGGCCCGCAAAATTGGTAATCCAATTGTGCTTCGACACAAAGGCTTTGCTTCACCGCTCAATGAAGAGGGTGAACTTACTTACGTACTTTAAACATGCATTATTCGCCGCAGGCAGAGGCGGTACACTAAGTACATCGGTTGGTAAAGCTTCGACCAAATAGCTGTCCAACAAGAATTCTCAAGTGAACTTGGGGGTCATTACTCCCCACTATAGGTCTTAGACAATACGCCGACCAATGAGTCTTGTCTAGGGTTCGGTCCCCATATCCTAAGATAGGTAACCTAAGAACATCACAGGATCATAGCGTGATGGTAAACTAGGTCTATTCTATTGTCAGCCGAATAAACGTTGGGGCTCTTCACTCCGTAGAGTGGAAATACAATATTGATACAGGTACTTCCTCATTCAATAAGGTTCGTTGATTACGAAATTACATCTCACAGACATATATTTAAAACGCTTCTGTGTGTATGAGTTACTAGCGTTCAGTTGGCCAAAAGGCCTGAACTAAATTCCGGGGTTCACCGGAAACGAAATGTTAAAGAACAACTACAATTAAGACTAATGCCATATAATCCAATTGCAATCCAAATCGGTTCGTTATTTAGCTTGGCGCCCAAAAAAGGGCAACCTAATCGTCAGCTACACGACTAGAGACAGAAAACTTGGGTTCGATCATAAACTAAAAATCAGTAGAATTTTCAATACATTAAACAAGTATATATTTAAAAATTACTTTTACTAACAATTCACTGAAACTCAAATACAAACAAATAACCATAGGGGCGAAACCCCTAATAGACATGGTTGTTTATATAGAGTTTCGAATACCTAATAAAAGTCATTTGATAGACTTGAGTAACAAATTGTTACTACTGATAAAAGTTCATTGATCTCC